TGCTTATCTTCTTCAAGAAATATAAATGTGAATTGTCTGTAACGTAGTTATCAAAAGTTGCTGCCGAGCATCTGAGTTTATAATTTTTGATAAGAAACTTTGTCAAATCTGTAAAGTTTGTAATCTTAAAAGATAAAATCTTTGCTAGTATGGTAGGTTTTGAAACTGCGTGATCAACAATAAACGTATCTTTCTTTGATAAAAGCCAGTCTATTTTTAATGCTTTAAGCACTACAGCAAGGTCATGTTGGCTCATATTAAGGAAGCAGTCAGTTTTACCAAACCAAAATCTAACTTTCTTACCATCAAAAGTCAAACCATTTTCTGTTTGTCTTTTCATATATGTTTGACCATATACGCCTATGGATGGTGTATAACATGTTATAGAAAAGTATAACTTACCATCTTTCTCAGTAATGTTATAACCTATACCTAAACTCAACTTTTTCCATGCTATTTTGCGAGCGATTTTATCTTCTAACGCTTGAACTTGCTGAATTTTTTCTTGATTTTCAGGTGAATAGTAGTTTCCAAAATTCTGTGTCATGATTTGTGGTTTTGAGTGGATTTGAGATTAAAATTATCTATTAAGATGATCTATTGCAAAATCGAGGTTGTTTCGATACGCTTGAAGACGAGTATATAATACAGAGTCTTCTTGTACATACATTAAATCTTCATCTACCCAGTCACGCATATCTTCTAATGCCATAATTGCCTGGGTAACTTCATAAGATTTAGGTTGCGCCGGCGGGGTGTTATCCTTACCAACAACATCAATAGCAAAAGAAGATACAAAAAAGGCACTGCCTATCATTGCAACCACTAAAGAAGAGTTTAAAAGAAATTGTTTCATGATGTATTTGTTTTAGAGGTTAAATGGTTAATAAAAAATGGTTTCAGCCTCACCATAAAGCCTCTGATAAATGAAGTCTACCAGATAAAATCCTGTGTTTTACACCTAAAACTTTGATATTATAAGCGTGGGCTGCTCAGACGGGTTTAGTTATAAAACTACGGACTGTGAGGCTATACTCCTCATTATCAAAGAAAAACTTGTGCTCTCAACATCTTGGGAAGTTATTGAGTTTTTTATTTACCCTCTGCACTCAGTTGTAATGTTAAGACTAATGAGTATAAAACTCGCCAATGTCTTTTCATAACCTAAATAGGTAACATTACAACTGCTCACCTTACGGTTAGTGCAAAGGGAAAAATTAAAAATAATGCTTTATGGTTATTCCAGCATTAACCAACCTTTTTATTAGGATTTAGTTAAAATATGCACATTAACAGATTTATGGTTTTTAAATTCCATTAATCTATTTAATGTATTACTAAACTTAATGTAAGCTGTAAGCTGTCTTTCATGTTTAAAACATACAGGGCCAGTAACAACTTCACAATTACGTTTAATAATCATTTTAACTTTGTTAGTATCTTCTTCTAATTGTTTAGTATTAGTTGAATTGAAGATAAAAACGATTTTATGTATAGGTGTTGACATACAAATTAAAAGAAACAAGTATTCCTTTAGTACATTAAGTTGTCTTCCTGTATAAATACAGTCGATTATTGATATTTCTATCAAATTCCCTCTTTGCACGTAAATACTTGTTTCCCAAGGTTGCGATCCTTGTATGCTGCTATTACTCGCACGATTTAACGCCTGTTGCAGCTTCCCTATTTAATAGGCAGACTTTTGTTTAATATCAACAACCCCAGAATTATTACTAATTCGTGTAAACTTATTCAGGCACAAAAGGTTAAAAAGCCTAATTAAGTTATTTACAGTTGATATATTGTAATCCCTCTGCACTCAGTTGTAATATATTATCGCCCTCCATAGAGTAAATCTCAACCCACATTTAAGGGAACTTTTACGAGAATGGTCATATTACAACTGCTCACTAGTGAGTGTGCAAAGGGAAAATGATGAAGCAGTTTAATTCGTGCTTAGGAAGTGTGCAAGACATTATTGGTTAGTCATGCTAGTTGCGACGAGGATTGCTGCCCCGCACTGTAGGTTGTTGATGTAGGTCATCACCCCATTTTAGAATAGTACCACAATCGTTTGTTCATGCGGTGAATTTAATTGTTAACCAAATATACTATATGGTTCACAATAGTCAAGGTAATCACATGATTGACATATGATACGAGTTGATTCAGGTTTATCGGCGTGCTTGCTGGTGTAGGTGTGAACCACGATTGGTGAGTAACCCTGTATAGGGTGACCACAATCAGCGCAGGTATCTAATGCACGTGCGCGCGGATTCTCTCTATCAACAATAAGAACCCTACCTAATATAGATATAGAAGAAGAAGTAACCATAAAGCATTAGAGTTTAAGAGTTATGTTAGTTGAATTAGTTATGTTAGATAAGCTATATCCAGTAGTTAAACTAGGAAGTATACAAGATTAGTTTGATTATCAATTGTTAGATAATAAGGGGTATATGGTATCCCACTCACTGATACTCAGACACTTACGTCGTGTTACTTAAAGTAATTGACGATATAAATGCAGTTCTCTACCAACAGTGAATATACGCAAACAATGTAAAGCGTAAACAATAGGGTTTACAAGAGTTTATCCACGCGGTGGGAAAATGAGACTAACTACTTGATAATCAGCGTATGTTACAGCGTAAACAATTTTGTATTTTGTATCTAGTGATGAGTGGGAGTGGAGGTTTTGGTTTCACTCTAGGGATTTGATAATCAACAAGATACGATTTCCTATTTTTTGGTGTCAACCCCACTCCCGCTGCGCGTGGATATTGTGCTGTGGGCCTGCGAAGAAAAAGAAATGCCATAATAGTATGGTGAAAAAAAAGGATAATGTAGAAAAAGCAAGGCAGGTGTGTGAGACCTGCCTTGCTTGTGCACCCAAACGGGTGATTAGATGTCCCCCAAATCAGGTGTTGCGGTAGCCTTGGCTTTAGCTTTGGGCTTTTCAGCAACAGGCTCGTCGTCTAACCCGCTCCCGCTGAAATCGTCGTCAATGGGTTGTTCATCAACGAGCGGTTGCTCAATGGGTTCAGGCGTGTCAAGAGCCACGGCGCGAGTATTGCTACGAAGAGCGCGACGCTTTTCGAGTAACTCAAGGGCAAGAGCCTTACCGAGTTCTTGTCCTACGACACCGCCAATTGACTCGGCGTATTCTGCGTCAGCGAGAATAGTGTCGTACACAGGGACAAAGCCGTCGCCACGATAATTGGGCTCAATGAGCATCGTCGAGGGGTGAGGTCGCCCTTGTGGGTCAAACTTTGGGCGAAAGTACAAGGGCCTACCTTGCGTGTCTTCGCGAAAGTATTGACCTTGGATTTTCTTAAATTCAGCGATGTCTGCTGCTGAACCTGAAACCACATAACGGTTGACGATTTCGCCGTTACGATTGTAGACGCCGTTTAGCGTCGCTTTGAGTTGTCCCATTTGATTTGATTTTATGGGGTTTTGTGGCAATAGCGCCTTAAGAAATAAAAGAAATGCCCTAATAGTATTGCAAATAAAAAAGCAAAGCCCCAAATGGGGCTTATGCTTGGCTACTTGACCACGATTGCGAACTCAGGTGGTGCAGGCAAATCACGGAACACGTCGATGATCATACCAGAGTTCAAGCACCATTTGCGTACAGTCATCGTCTTGGTGCGATGATAGATTACGCGCTCGATACGAACAGGGATTGTTTCGCCATTCCGCAGCGTGGTGTCAAAATACTCTTGTTTAGTGACAACCGTTTGTGCATGTTTGATCATAAGATATAAGGTTTCAGTAATAAAAGAAATGCCTTGCCGCGTCGAGGTAAGCATGCTGGATTAAGATAAATGGCCCCCGAGATGGGCACTGCGTCTAACCACTCCCGCTCTTTAAAAAGCAAAAGGCCCCGCATTACTGCGGAGCCAATTACTTAAACCCTAAACCTAATATTAATCTTCATATGGTTCAAATCCACATATTACAATGAACATTATAACCAATATGAAGCCAAATGGTAACCAAAACAATTCAGAGTGGAACACTTGGTGAAAGGTAATGTCTGTTGTCAATACAGCCAACAGACTAAGGCTAAATGGTAGGGCAAACGCGGTTAATAGGGCTACAAACCACGCTTTGAGTAGATAGATAACTGCTTTCATAGGTAAAAGATTTAATTGTTAAGTTATAAAAGAAATGCCCTTGCGAAGAATAAGCAAAGCCCCGCTTAATGCGGGGCGTATGCGTTAGTAGCCTAAGTCAATAGCCTGGTCAATAGCATTGATTTCGTCAAGAATTTCCCGCTGCTGCTTAGATAATGTGCGAGAGCGATTTAGCAGAATGGCTTTTCTGGTAAGTTGCTCGTAGCCAGGCTTAATCAAGCCTTCAATGTGCCAGCAGTCGTTCTTGCCGAGCCAAATTGTAGAGCGCTCAAGGCATTCGCTAATGAGGTCTGCGCTTTCTTTGTCTTTGTAGCGCAAATGCAAGGCTGTGCCAAAAGGCGTTTTGTAAAATCCGAATGGAGTTCTCATAAGATATAGGGTTAATTGTTAAGAGGTAAAAGAAATGCCTTGCGGCTTCCTACAAAGAAAAAAGACGCTTATTCAGCGTCTTTACGTCGGCATACATTAAACAAAGCATGAGTGCTTGTCGTATGTATTTGGTACTTGACCAATGTTCCTGCAGTAAGCCATTGATTAAGCTTTGTCTGCATAGCAGTCAAGGCTTTATCGTCGGCTAAAGCAACAGAGAACAGGTCAACGCGTACTTTACGCGGTGTAAAAGAAGGCTTAGAATTGCTCATAAGAAAAGGGTTTAAGGTTAAGGTATTAGAGAAATGCCTTGCTCTGTGTCGCTGCGCTGTGTCGCAAGCAGGTGCATGCATAGCATGCACAGCACGATGACAACGTAGTGCATGCACCGCATGCACAGCATAGCAAGACAACAACAAAGTTTTCCCCAGAAAACTTTTTGTTGGCGCGCGGTGGCATTGCGGCGAGTGCACCGTGGCACTAGGGGGTGGGCCCGCGAGGTGCGCGCGCCGGGGAGCGGCGAATAGGGCCCCACTTACAGTCTCTATTGTATTTTGTTTTGTATCCCTATGGTGGGGGGGGGTGGGTAAATTTATGTAGGTATGGGGGGGTGTTATTGTATGGTATCTAGTAAATTTGTATATTGGTAATATGAAAAACGATGAAGAGTCTTTTTATTTAGAGGGTGATTTTGGTGATGAGATGTCAGATAGTATACGAGCTATTAAGTTCAACATGGATAATATGGATGATGTAGCTTTTGAGGTAGGGTTTAATAATACCAGGAAGATTTTATTTGGTAAGGTTACTTATGAGCAGTTATTGGGTATTGCTCGTGAGAAGAATTTGATGTTGTTTTTAGGGCACGACCCCGATGAGGGTATTACTGATGAGGTTATTGATGATATGTTGGGGTATTATGAGGATACTGAGCAGTATGAGATATGTGTAGAGATCCGCGATTTTTTATTGGCTCGGGATTCTAGTTTGGAGAAGTAGGTTATAATGATTATATTATAAGGTATAATCAGTATCAATTATGGCTGCGAAAAAAGAATCAACGAGTTTAAAACCAGTGAGGGGTAAGATTCGTCGTCCTGGTATTCACTCTAAGAAGAGGTCTAGTGTATTAAAAACTAGCAAAAATTATAGTAAGCGTTATAACCGACAAGGTAGGTAAGATGTTAAACAATTTACTGAACATTTTTAATTTAATCAAGATAGGTTCTCGCCGGCAGACGTTGGAGAGTAGTGATTTGTTCATGCTTGGTGTTAAAAATGGTAAGTATGATGGGGATTATAGACCTGCTATTATTAGTTGGCAGGACTTGATTAACTATATAAACTTGAGTACTCCTGCTGCGGGTGGGTTATTTTCTCAAACTGTTGATGGGCCTGTTGTTACTAATACTACTGTTGAGTCTAGTATATTAGGTACTGGTGTTGGTAGTTTGAGTGTTCCCGCGGGGGCTTTTAGAGTTGGTGATAGTTTCCATGTAGTTATTATTGGCCATTTATCCTCTAAAAACAATGATGATCTGCGTATAAGAGTTAAGTCAGGAGCTGTGGTATTAGTTGATACTGGTTTTATAAATATGCCAGGATTAACTAATAAACATTTTGAGTTAAACATTGACTTTACAGTACGAGCAATTGGCGGTGCTGGTGTAGCTAGTATTGCTAGCGGTGGTCAGTTTACTTATATAAAGAATGCTTCTACTACTTTTGAGGGGGCTGATTTTAGTGTTGTAAACAATACAACTTTTGATACTACTGTAAATAATACGCTTGATCTTACTATTGAATGGAATGCTGCAGATGCTTTGAACTCTATTTATACTGAAATTGTAACATTATCTAAAACTTATTAACCATGTCAATTGGAAATATAAAAACGTATGGTCAAAAGGGTAGTAATATGCCCTACCAGCTCAAGGTACTTGAGGGGTTGCAAGCTTTATTTACTTCATTATCTACATTTGTTGGTAATACAGGTAGTTCTACTGGGGCTTTATTGTCATCTACTGGAGCGGGTACTGTAGCTGTTGCTACAAAATCTGTTTCTATTTATAATGCTGGCGCCGCGCCGGGCACTGTAAATGTAAATGGTGGTGGTAACGTTAGTATACCTGGTGGTGTTACTTTGAACTTTGATGCTGGCACTGCGTCTAAATATCCTACTAGTCATTTTGCTTACAACGCAACTGGTACAACCTTTATTATTAGTTATACTTACTAATGGGTAATAACATTAACATAGGTAAATACCTTGGATCTAAGGTAAGGGGTATTGAGCCGCCAATTGTAGGCGCTTCGTATTTCTTAGACTTGTATCCTGGTGCAAATGCAGCATTTTCTTTGCGTAAACAGAGGAGCACTTATACAGGTAATGCTGTGCGCGTGCGTAGGAGTACTGATAATGCCGAGTTAGATATACCTTTTATTGGGAATGTTGTAGACACAGCTACAATAACTAGTTTTTGTAGTGGTGCAAATGGCTTTGTGACCACAATATATGGTCAGGATCTTGGGTTAAATAATGCCAGGCAACCTAACTTGTTGAATCAACCAAAGATTTATGATTCAACAACTGGTGTAATCACTTATAATTTGAGACCTTCAATTTTATTTGATGGGTTAAACGATTATATGATCATTGATACTGCTATTCCTATAACTAGTCATTCTATATTTGATGTTGTTGCTGTTACGAATGTAACAGCCTCTACACCAGCAATGCTTAAGTATGGGGGATCTCCTTCAACTGCTATTTTTTCAGAAATGTTGTATGGTTATGGTGCTATTAGTAGTACATTGACAAACGAAACTGAGTTTTTTACTACGTTGCGAGCAGGTCAAATTTATGGATATGGAGATACTACTTCACCCATAAATGGTCAAGTGTTAAACTCTGTTGTTTATATATCTAATACTTCTTTTACTGCACGCAGAAATAACACTACACTGTCATTAGTTACAGCAATAACTAGTGGTTTTAATAATGTTGTTGAACCTGATGATATAAAGTATATTGGTGGTCGTAATAATAGTACTTTAAATTTTAATGGTCATATGCAGGAGATAACGATTTACAATAGTGAACAAACTAGTATTGTTGCTCCCGCAACTTTAAATATAAATTCATACTACAATGTCTATCCGTAATGGTTATAAATATAATACCGAGCAAAGTGCGATCTTAGCAAAATCTGCATGCGCTGCGTATTATGGTATTCCAGTAAATGATACTAATGTTACACAAGAGTATGTAGATTACTACTATGCTAGTCAAAATGTTCCTGTATTCTGGTATATTCTTTATGCTGAACCTTTGTTGCCAGTACTCGGTGTACCAACTGAGTTTGAACTAAATGATAATATGTCGTAGCGGTGAAACAAACTTGGGCAGATAGGCAAAAACAACACGTTCACTTTAATTGGGATGTGGTTGAAGTCCTTACAAAAGGGGGTTCAGGCAATAGCTATTTGGCTGATGATGGTACATATAAACCAGTATCTAGTGGTGGAGGTGGTATACCTGTAGTAGGTGAATACAGACATGACTGGGTTGCACCTTATTCTTACTGCGGCACCGCGCCCACGGGGGCACTAGATACAGATCCAGTGTGGCAAATTGACAGGCTAGAAATAACAAATACCGGTGATGTAATATTTTCATCTGCGTATAATGTTGCCTGGACTAACAGACTCACGGCTACATATAGCCCGGGACAGCTTCTCTTACAAACAGAAAGTGATTGGGTAAGTCCTTATAGTTATTGCGGGGTGGCACCAATAGGTGTACCACAAACCGATCCCTTTTGGGATATAGATAGAATCCAAGTAAATAATAACGGAAGCACTACAACACTTAGCGCTAATAATGTCGCGTGGACTAATAGATATATAGTACCTTATACTTAATTGTTATGAACTACACAGAAGTTTTTAAAGAATCTCCTAATAAATCTAGAGTGCTACAACCTACTGGGATTGTATTGCATCACTCTGCAGGTAATTTTGTGGGCTCAGAATCTTGGATTTTATCCCCAAAAAGCAAGGTGTCATACCATTGTTTAGTAAACACTGATGGGAATAGAACTATATTAGTCCCTGATAATAAAAGGGCATGGCATGCTGGTGTATCTTCTTTTAAAGGCAAGCAACATTGTAATAACTTTCTGTTGGGTATAGCGGTAACTGGTAATACTAGTAAGCGTTTACTAAATGAAGATGAGATTAATAGTGTTGCTGAATGGTGTGTAGCCAAAATGAAACTCTATAACTTTGGTATTGACAGGATAACTACACATCGAGAGATATGCCCAGGGAGAAAAGCTGATGTAGATCCAAGAGCTGAAAAAGCTATCAAAGAAATGATTCTGGAAATGTTAAATAATAATCATTGAAACTATGAATACTAATAAACCTATTGTTGTTGAGGGAGTTACCTATGATAAGGTGGCGGCATCTTTATCATCAATGCCTCTATTCAGAGAAGAAGAAATTGGTCAAACTGTAGCAATTAGACTACAGTATTACACCCATGATGAAGATGGTAATGTAATTAGACCTGAAGACCTATCTCAATATGATGTACCTATTGTATATGGAGATGTAACTACTTCAGGTGATACAGATGCATTAACTGCATTTGCCAAGATTACCGAGGCATTACAAGAGTACATTAACGCTAAAGGGCTTTAAGTTATGGCTAATTACAAGGCCGTAGCAAACGGCAACTGGTCAAACTTGGCAACATGGCAAGATAATTCAAGCGGCAGTTTTGTAGCTTCTACGGTATTGCCGGGGGCAAGTGATGATGTATATTCAAATAGCTACCAAGTTACTATTGACCAAAATATTACAGTTGCGTCTATAAGAAACAATTCAACAACAGGAATAGCAAGCGGATCATATAGTGGATTTTATATAACTGCATCTAGAACATTAACATTTACAGGTTTAGGTGTATATAAAATAGCTCCAAATTTTGAAGGTTGGTGGATGAGTCTAATTTATATTACTGGCTCAAACCTGACCTTAAATATAATTGGAAATATAACCAATGATACAACTGGAAACTCAGGAGCACTAAATATGTCAGGCTCCAATGTAACTGTTAACATAACTGGCAATATTATAACAGGGCCTTATCAAGGTGACCAACATGTGGTTTTTGTTGGTGCAAACTGCACAGTTAACCATACTGGTAATGTGTATGGAGCAACGACATCAAATACATCGCTTAACGGAAGAGCTATTGTAATCGCAAATAATGGAGTATATAATCTGACTGGGAGTGCTATTGCTATGGCTGGAACAGAGGTTATTTCTTCTTTACCGTATGGAAATACAAATGCCCAGTGCAATATTATAGGTAGCACTATATCAGCTGGACAAATTGTTGTATATGGCACTGTTCTCAAAATGGCTGGAATTATTTATAATTTCAATGACTTTAGTGTTGCTCCTTATATGATTAAAACTTTTGATGGTCAACAATTAGAGTGGAGGACAAGAAGTACTACAAATGTTTTAAATCCATTATATACTGCCGGAGTGGCCACAGGTCACCCAGCAAAGGCAAATGTGCGTACTGGTGTAGTTTACGGCCCAACAAATAACCTAACTGGAATTTGTGCTGTACCTCCTGCAGCAGCAGTAAGTATTGGTGTACCAGTAGATAATACAGTAGGCACAGGTTATCTAAATGCTACAGATATCTGGAATGTACCACTAGCAAGTATCACTACACCTAATAGCATAGGAGAAAGATTAAAAGATGCATCTACAGTACAAAGTACAGGTGCTCAATTAGCAGCATTCTTGTAATACCCGCAAAAAAATTGTATATTATATAGTAAGTTAAAACAATGGAAAAGATTTCATATAAAAGCGCAATACTAGCCTATATTTCAACACTGATTACATTTTTTATGCCCCTGGCACCTTTGTTAGTGCTAGTATTTTTTGCGGTAGTTGCTGACACCTTTGTTGGCCGGTGGTATGCTAAAAGAGAAGGTAAAGAAGTAACAAGTAAAAAAACTAGGGAAGGCTTTACCCTAAAGATGATGACCTATGGCGGAGGTCTAGTATTCATATATCTTTTAGATGTATGGATTCTTAACAAGTTTGTACTGCATTATTTTCCGCAAGATTATCTTTCAACATTATTCACTGCGCTCTTTTTAATATGGATAGAGTACACATCTGTTGATGAGAAAGTTAAATGGACTACGGGAAAAGGTATAACAGACAGAGTATTTGAGTTTGTGAATAAGATTAAAAAAACAATCAAAACACTTGTTGATTTTCGTGAGCAACGTAATGTTGAATAATTTTAATACCTAATTGGTAGTTTATGAGCCTAGAATTATTTGATAGAATTGTGCGCTACGTATCACTGTTTGGTATTGGGATGATCATATTTTTCATGCTTGATAAATACTTTACTGTTGATGAGCCTCTTGACTCAACGACTAAACTTGAATTAGAGCTCTATTCTCTTGGTAAGAAGATTGATTCAGTAAATACAGAAATTAAAACTTTAAATGTGCAAGCTGATAAAATATCAAACCAGGTTAATATTACACTGGTAAACGTCAAACAAATTAAAAAACAGCGTGATGAAAAAGTTAATTATGTTAGTCATCTTAGCGATTCTGCCTCATTTGTGTTTTTCGCAAGTTGGATATCCCAGGATTATAGTTCTAGAAAGTGATACGGTTGTAGCTATTTCCCGGGCCCAGGTTAAGAACCTTAATTTACTTCATGTAAACTATGACTTTGCTAGTATTCAGCTAGATAGTTTAGAAAGAGTTGCCACAGATTGTCAGGAATTAATCCTGATTAACAAGGACTTACAACGGTCTATAATTACAAAAGATTCTTTGGTATATAATAAGGATAGTGTTTATACTGAAATTATTACTGTAAAAGACAAAAATATTAACAAGCTAGAAAGAAAAATTAAGAAAAGAACTGTAATAGGAAGTGTGATTGGTGGTCTACTTGTTATTTTAATTGTTATATTTGCTGCGTCTTAATATGTGTTTTTTGGTTATATGATTCCCCGCAGCTGGTCACTGCGGGGTTTCTTTTTTGTACACTTTAAATATTTTTTGTATATTTGTGTAAACTTTATCAATATGGAAAACCAACAAGAACACCTAAGTCCAGAACAACTTGAAATGCGTAGAGAAGAGTTAGATGCGCATTACAAGAAAACTATTCCTTTCTTAAAGAAGCAACTTGAGTATGAAGAGTTGCTTACTAAGATTGAAGAAACGCGTGCTAACAGGTTTATGATTCAAGTAAAGGTTGCTCAGTTTATGGCACCAGAACCTGAAGAAGAACCTAATCCAGATTCTGCTGGTGATCCTGCATCTCGTAAACTAAAAAAAGCATAAGATGGCAATAGTTAATCAAGTTCAAAAAAGAACTAGATTAAGTGTTGCTGACATTATCAAGTATCAGTTCTGGCACCACTGTTTAGTTAGTGGTATTAACATTACTGAAACTGAAATTGAATGTCTATCACATCTTGCAGTATTGGGTGAGTTTGAGTTAATTCCTTTTTGTCAACACATAGTTGATCAAGATATTCTCTCAAATCCTCAATCTGTAAGAAATCTGGTGGTAAAGCTGCAAACTAAAAATCTAGTTTTTAAACGTAAGAAGTCTAGGACTATTTACGTAAACTCTGATATAAAGATAGTTACTGAGCATCCTGTATTTTTGGATATTAAAATGATATCTAATGACCCCGTATAAGTTTAAATTATTTATTCCAGAAGTTGCTGAAGACATGAATATGTCAGAAGCAGACCTTACTAAGATAGTTGATTTTTACTATAAAGAATTACGTCAGGCCCTCATTAAGCTTAAATACAAAAAGATTAGAGTTGATGGTCTTGGTGATTTTAATTTGCGCGAAAATGTTGTTAGACGTAAAATTGAAAAATACAATCGCATCGTAAACTTTTCTAAAAAAGATACGATGCAAGACTATAAACTAGTAAAACTTTATGAAGAAGAGTTAGTAGACTTGGAACGCGGTTTAGCGTATATAGTTGAAGATAAACAACGCATGAAAAACTTTTATGATGAAAAAAATAGATCTTCTCAAAATATGGAACAACAAGGAGAAAATTCTTGAGGGTATCAAGAACTCCATTTTTACATCTGAAAGTGTAGAACAGATTGCAGATGGGCGCATGTCAATTTGTAAAAAGTGCCCTTACATTGACAAAAAGGGTAAATCTTGTTTAATGCCAGGTACCCAACCGTGTTGTTCATTATGTGGCTGTAATCTTAAATGGAAAACACGTTCTTTGTCTAGCGCCTGTGATGATGATCGCTGGGACGCGTTAACAGATGAAGAAACAGAAAATCAAATAAAGTCTAACCTTAATCTAGAATACTAATGGCTTTTCAAAAATGTCCTGTTTGTTTGGGTAAAGGTGTCTGCCCAACAACAATAAATACAACTGAGATTTGCCCAACATGTTATGGCAAAAGAATTATCAATGAAATTACTGGTTTACCACCAGACTTCGTTGAAAACATATTTTCAAAAATCAACCCAAATAACAACTCAATTAATCATGGCAGTAAAATTTCTCCCGGAGACTCATACTTACATCTCGACGAATGACTCTGATAATATTAAGTGGACAAGCGTAACATCTGTAGTAAGTAAATTCAAAGAACCATTTGACGCAGTATCACAAGCCAAGAAGTCTTCTGTAAATAAAAGATCTAAATGGTATGGTATGGCACCAGCTGAGATTCAAAATATTTGGAAATCAGAGTCTGAGCGGGCTATGTCGCTGGGTACCTTTTACCACCAACAAAGAGAGACTGATCTATACTCTTGTGATACAATAACTATTGAAGGTCGTGCACTACAGATTGTAAAACCTATTGAGTTTGACGGTGTAAAACATGCACCAGAACAAAATCTTGTTGAAGGTATTTACCCTGAACATTTTGCATATCTTAAGTCAGCACGTATATGCGGTCAAGCAGATAGAATTGAGATTATTAATGGTAAGATCAACATCATCGACTATAAAACTAACAAGGAGATAAAACGCGAAGGTTTTAAAACTTGGGATGGGGTTAGTAAAAAAATGCAAAAACCATTAGGTCATCTTGATGATTGTAATTTTAACCACTATGCCCTGCAGTTAAGTTTGTACATGTACATGATCAACAAACACAACCCTCGCTATAAACCAGGTAAAATGGAAATCCACCATATTGAGTTTGAAAGCTCTGGTACAGATAACCATGGCTATCCTATTTATCTTAAAGATGAGCGTGGTGAGTTTATTGTTAAACGTGTAAATGTTATCAATGTACCCTATTTAAAGAGAGAAGTCATTGACATCATTAAATTCCTAGGATAAATGGCTATTTTAAATGCTATGTAAGAGCATCGCATTTTACTAAAAAGATAAAAGACAGAGAAAATGGTGAGAATATTTGATATCCAAAATGGTGCAGTTGTTCCTACAGAACACTGTTATACAATGCGTAGTCTTAAAGCAATTATGGATGAATATCCAGAAAACTATCTTAAGATCTACCAGTATGCCTTTTATATGACATGTATGAATCCTGACCTTAATCCATTCTTTGATGTACCAGATATTGATCGTGAAGAACTTATTCTTAATGAACTTGAAGCTGAGTTTTCAACTGAGGATGAGATGATTATGAATGCTGTTGACGTTTTAAAAAAGCTATACGAAACACCAACTTCGCGCGCGTACAGGGGAATAAAAACAATGCTTGACCGGTTAGCAGACTATATGGAGAATACACCAATCGAGCATGGTCGCGATGGTAATATTAACTCTCTTGTAAATGCTGCTGCAAAGTATCAACAGATTCGTGAAAGCTTTAAAGGCGCATTTCGTGACCTTAAAGATGAACAACAATCTTCAGTTCGCGGGGGACAATCACTAGCATATGATCAGTAGAAGTGGTTTAAAGTTTTATGAGAGAATACCAACCTGGCGTAATGGCAACTGGGAAGTAACAGAATTTGGTAGCAGGGATGAATTTAAAGAGTTCTTGTTACCTCTTTTTAAGGAGCCCGGGAAGTATGAATTTAATGAAGATACTGCAATATTTAATGAGCAGGCTACAATCTTCAATAAACAAAACTACTACTGTGCGTCTCCTACAAAGAGCAAAGACTTTGTTACATACTGGGATGATCAAAAAAACAAGAATAGAAATGGAACAATAATTATCTCTGGTAGTAAAACATGGTATATATGTAGAGACTACTATATGTGGTTAAACTTCTTACCTATTTATGATAAAGAAGAAAACACCTTTGGTTTTGCTAAAATTAGAGATGCTCAGTATCATATGGCATTATATGAGTTACTAGCTGAGTTACACTACAAGCATTCAGCAATATTAAAAAAGCGTCAGATAGCTAGTTCATATTTTCACTCCGCTAAATTTATAAATCAAATATGGTTTGAAGAAGGTATCACCTTAAAAATAGGTGCTAGTCTTAAAGATTACATTAATGAGAAAGGTACCTGGAAAATGCTAGACGAGTATGCTGCTTTTTTAAATGAGCATACAGCTTGGTATAGACCATTTAGCCCAGATAAAACATTAATGTGGCAGCAAAAGATTGAGGTTAAAAAGGGTAATCGTAAAACCGAGGTTGGTCTTAAAGGTACTATTCAAGGTATGTCATTTGAAAAGGATCCTACAAATGGTGTTGGTGGCCCATGTAAATACTTCTTTCATGAAGAAGCAGGTATTGCACCAAAGATGAATGATACCTTTGAGTATATACGCCCTGCAATGAAATCTGGGTTTATTACTAGTGGTATGTTTATAGCAGCGGGTTCTGTTGGTGATCTTGACCAGTGTGAGCCACTAAAAGAGATGATTCTCAAACCAGATATAAATGACATTTATTCTGTAGAAACTACACTTATTGACAAAGACGGTACTCTTGGTAGATCAGGGTTATTTATTCCAGAGCAATGGTCAATGCCACCATTCATTGATGCATTTGGTAATTCTAAAGTAGAAGAAGCTTTAACTGCATTAGACGAACAGTTTAATATATGGAGAAAAGAGTTACCTGCAGATAAGTATCAGTTGCGTATTTCTCAGCACCCGCGCAACATTGAAGAAGCGTTTGCTTATAGAAAAGAATCAAAGTTTCCTCAGCATCTGGTTAATGCCCAGATCAAACGTATTCAAGATAAAGAATACCCAATGGAGTTTGTGGAGCTTGTACGCGATGAGCACGACATTATTACAATGAAAGAAACCCGTAAATTACCTATTAATGAATTTCCTATTGCTAAGAACTCAAATAACAAAGAAAGCGTTGTTATCATTTATGAGCGCCCTGTTAAAAGTCCGCCTTTTGGTATGTATTATGCATCAATTGACCCTGTGGGAGAGGGAAAGACTACTACGTCTGACTCGCTCTGTTCGATTTTTGTATATAAAGCTCCTACGGAAGTTACAAAAGTTGAGGGTTCAAACATTACAAGTTATATTGAAGGTGACAAAATAGTAGCATCTTGGTGTGGTCGCTTTGATGATATTAAACAAACACATGAAAGACTAGAGAATATTATTGAATATTATAACGCGTGGACACTAGTAGAAAACAACGTTAGCTTGTTTATACAATACATGATGTTAAAACGTAAACAAAAATACCTAGTACCCAAAGATCAAATTCTGTTTTTAAAGGAGATATCATCAAACCGGGCCGTGTATGCAGACTATGGTTGGAAAAACACAGGTACATTATTTAAAAGTCATTTATTGTCATATGCTATTGAGTATCTTCAAGAGATCCTAGATCAAGATATTGCTGAAGATGGTTCTATAGTTAGCACAAAGTTTGGTGTAGAGCGGATACCTGATATTATGCTTTTGCGTGAAATGCAGGCTTATCATGATCGTCTTAACGTTGACAGATTAGTTGCATTTTCTGCATTAGTTGCATTTGCTAAAATCCAGCAAACAAACAGAGGTTATGCAAGACGTACAATTACTGATGACTCTAAATTGGTAAAATCAGATAAAATGACTAAATTTAATAATAGTCCGTTTAGACACATGGGTAAGTCTTTATTACCAGCTGGTATGAGGAGAAGCCCATTTAAAAATATGAAATAAGATGCAAATATATAACGCATTACAGATTAAGAATGGAGCAAAAGCTGATTACAATAGGCTAGGTAGCGTAACTCAGCCATTGCAGTTTATTCCTGATAAAGATAAATCAGATGAGTGGGCGGCTTGGAATGTTGACTGGTTAGAGTGGAATGGATTAAAGCAACTGCGCCGTAACGCGCGGCGCCTTATGAAGAACTACAAACTTGCAAAAGGTATTATAGATAAGACAGACTACATTGTTGAAGAAAATAATGAGATGTCTGATTTAATTGAAACACTAACTCAAGAAGATCATAGTGCACTAGAGCTAAAGTTTTATCCTATTATACCCAATGTAATTAACGTTTTAGTTTCAGAATTTGCAAAGAGAAACACTAAGATTACGTTTAAAGCTGTTGATGAGTATTCTTACAATGAACTTCTTGAACAAAAGAAGTCTATGGTAGAAGACTATCTAATGTCAGATGCTCAGATGAAAATTATGAATAAGATGATGGAGATGGGTATGGATCCAGAATCAGAAGAAGGCCAGCAAGAGCTTAACCCAGAAAAATTAAAAACTTTACCTGAGATTGAAGACTACTTTAGAACAAATTATAAGTCACAAGGTGAACAGTGGGCTACGCATCTTATGCAACATGACATGGAACGCTTCAAGATTGAAGAATTAGAAGAACGTGCTTTTCGTGACATGCTAATTACAGATAGAGAGTTTTGGCATTTTCACATGATGGAAGATGATTACGAGGTTGAGCTTTGGAATCCTGTACTAACTTTTTATCATAAATCACCAGATGTAAGATATATCTCCCAGGGAAACTGGGTTGGCAAAACAGATATGATGTCAGTATCTGATGTGATTGATAAGTATGGTTACTTAATGACAGAAGATGAAGTTAAATCATTAGAAGCTATTTACCCTGTGCGCTCTGCAGGTTATGCTATTCAAGGTTATCAAAATGACGGTACATACTACGATGCTACTAAATCGCATGAGTGGAATACTAACATGCCAAGTTTAGCATACCGGCAATTTACATCTGTTTATAATAACTCAGGTAATAATGGTGGAGATATTGTAAACTGGATTCTTTCTGAAGGTGAAGATTATTTTGATGTTGGAGTAGCGCATTTACTGCGTGTTACCACGGTGTATTGGAAATCTCAGCGCCGAGTTGGACACTTGACTAAACTAGATGAACTAGGTAATGTAGAAACAGCTATTATTGGAGAAGATTATACAGTAACTGATAAACCTGTTTATGATACTACACTTTTTAAGAATAAAGCAAAAGATAATTTAATTTTTGGTGAGCACATAGATTGGATTTGGATTAACGACACTTGGGGTGGTGTAAAGATTGGCCCTAATCACCCATCTTTTTGGGGCATGAATAATCCTGGTGGTATTAACCCAATTTATCTAGGTGTACAAAAGAATCGTCCTGGAAGATTGCGTTACCAAATGAAAGGTGATACTACCTTATATGGTTGCAAACTACCTGTTGAAGGATCTGTATTTTCAGATCGCAATACGCGATCTACATCTATGGTTGACTTAATGAAACCTTTTCAAATTGGTTATAACATTGTAAACAACCAGATTGCAGATATTTTAGTTGATGAACTTGGTACGGTAATATTATTAGACCAAAATACTTTACCACGCCATTCAGCTGGTGAAGACTGGGGTAGAAACAATCTTGCTAAAGCATATGTAGCAATGAAGAATTTTCAAATGCTACCTTTAGATACAAGTATTACAAATACTGAAAACTCGCTAAACTTTAACCACTTCCAGAAACTAGATCTTTCTCAAACAGAAAGGTTGATGTCTAGGATTCAGTTGGCCAATTACTTTAAAATGCAGGCATTTGAGGTTATTGGTATAAGCCCACAACGTTTAGGTCAACAGATTGGTCAACAAACTGCTACTGCTGTAGAGCAAGCGGTGGTTGGCTCTTATGCACAAACAGAACAGTACTTTATACAGCATTGTGATTATCTAATGCCTAGAGTACATCAAATGCGCACTGACATTGCACAGTATTATTATTCAACTAAACCGTCTTCTCGTTTACAATACATTAGTACTAAAGATGAGATTGTAAACTTCCAGATGAATGGTACTGATTTGTTGTTAAGAGACATTGGTGTTTACTGCACCACAAAAGCTAATCATAGGGCTATCCTAGATCAAATAAAACAGTTAGCTGTTCAAAACAATACAGCTGGTGCCAGCATCTATGATCTTGGACAAATTATTGAAGCTGAGTCTATGGCAGATGTTTCAGGTGCTCTTAAGAAAATTGAAGAGAAAACTAATGCTCAACGTGCTGAACAACAACAGCATGAACAACAACTTGCACAGCAAGAACAACAAACTAGATTGGAAGAACAGAAAAGAAAGCTTGAATTTGATGCTGCTGAAAAACAAAAAGATCGTCAACGCGATATTCTTGTTGCTGAAATTAAAGCTGCTGGTTATGGGTCAATGGTTGATATTGATAAAAACCAGCAATCTGACTATAAAGATGCTATGCGTGACATTCGTGAATCTGAACAGTATGAACAGCAAACAGCTTTGCAACGCGAAAAAGAAACTAATCGTAAAATTACAGAAGGTGAAAAGTTAAATATTGAACGGGAGCGTTTACAAGTTGAACGTGAAAAGAACAATACTCAGCTTCAAATAGCTAGAGAAAACAAAAATCAATACGATGCAAAAGCTACAGAAAAAGAAAAGACAAAGGCATCTGATAAAAAGAAAAAATAGAGTTGCTATATAATCAACTTTATTTTATTCTTGATTTTTTATCAATGTAACTTTTTAAAGTTTATATAATAAATTTGCATATATTAATACCATAAACCAACAACTAATGGCAAATAATACAAATGAAGAAGTGACACAGGTTTCACAAGCTGACGTTAATATTGATGAGCTATTCGCTCTTCCTGGTGCAGAGAACATTATGGTTCCTGGTGCTGAGGATGATGATGAAAAAAAACCTAATATGTTTTCGTCTACAAATGTAGATACTTCGTTCCTTGACAAATTAAAACCTGCAGCCCCTGCTGCAAAAGCTGATACACCTGCTGCAGAAACGCAAGAAGATTCTGAAAAAAATCAAGAAGCTTTAGAAGAGTTTGAAACTTTAATCAACCAGCAAGAAGATCCAAGTGCTCGGGGTCGCAAAAAAGTTGATAAGAGTGGTCTTGTTGAACTAGCTTCAAAAATGATTGAAGAAGGTGTTCTTTTTCCTTTTGATGATGATAAATCTTTAGATGAGTACACTGCTAAAGACTTTCGTGAGTTGTTTGAAGCAAACATGAAAGAAAAAGAGCAGCAGTTATCTCAAGATATTCCTCAGCAGATTTTTCAATCTATGCCTGGTGAAATGCAATATCTTATGGATTACATTTCTAAAGGTGGTACAGATGTGAAAGGTATGATGCAACAACTAGCTCAGGTTAATGAAGTAATGGAGCTAGACCCATCAGACTCTTCAGATCAAGAACTAATTGTTCGTCAGTATCTGTCTCTTAAAGGAGATATGACACAAGATGAAATTGAAGAGGAAATAGCCACGTTTAAAGACATGGATCGCTTAGAGCAAAAGGCTAACCAGTTTAAGCCAAAACTTGAAGCAGTTCGTGAAAAAGAAGTAGCTAAAAAAATTGCAGAGCAAGAGCAGCAAAAACAAAAACAACAAGCTATTGCAGGACAATTTGTAGATAGTGTATATGGTGTTCTAGAAAAAGGTGAACTCAGTGGAGTAAAACTTGATCGTAAAACACAAAATATGCTTTATACAGGATTAGTACAACCTGGGTATCCTTCAATAAGTGGAAAACCTACAAACTTGTTAGGGCACTTACTAGAGAAGTATCAATGGGTTGAACCTAATCACGAATTGATTGCTGAAGCTTTATGGCTGCTTGCAGATCCTGATGGATTTAAAAACAAAGTCAAATCTCAAGGTACTCGTGTAGCTACTGAGCAAACAGTGCGTTCTCTAAAAACAGAAGAAGCTCGCAGAAGAAGTTCAGCAGTAGTAGACCGGGATGAAGACACAGTAACAAATAAACCTAAAAGAACTATTCAACGTTCAAACAAAAATATGTTTCAAAGATTTTAACTTTTAATTTTTTAACCCTTAATCAAACATCAAAACAATGGCAACTCCAGTTTTAAATAATGGTATATTCCTTCGAGATACCAAATATGCTGCCAGTTCTCACGTGGATTCTTACCACTTGGTAAACATGTTGAAAGATGCAGAACCTATGGATATGGGCCCCGTTGACCTTTGGGCAATGGCTCAGAAAGTAGAAATGCCTCTTTATCAAATGTCATCCTTTGGTGGTAAGAATGTTATCAGTGTTGATAACGCTCGCGGTGAGTACAAATGGCAAACCCCGGTAAGCTTAGAGCTTCCCTATATTGTTGAAGACATTGAATCTAATAACCTTACTAAAGGTATTGATGGTCAATCCTTCAAAATCAAATTGAACAAGCGCGAGTTTGGTCATGGTGATATCATCACTTATGACAAATACAACGGCGCTGAATTGTACATCACTGCTGATGATATTTTACCTATTGGTGATGGATTCATCTATACTGTGCAGTTGGTGAACAATGACAACTACCGTTTCATGGATAATAAATATCTTGCAAATGGTACACGCGTATTCCGTAAAGGTTCTGCTCGTGGTGAATATGGAGAGCGTTTCTCTGATATTCAAACCGGTGCTGGATATCGTGAGTTTTACAACTACGTAGGTGGTGCTGAAGCTCACGTTCATTATAGTGTTTCTTCTCGCGCTGATCTTATGATCAAAGGTGGTATGAATGCTGACGGTACTGTACCTGTAACTGAAATCTGGCGTAACTTCGACAAGCGCATGGATCCTTCAATCACTTCTTTGGAAGATATGGTTAAGACCATGGGTAAAGATGCAGTTAAGCGTTCAATGGATAATGGTGATTTGTCTCGCACTTTCCTAACTACTATGGAAGCAGCTCACCTAACCAAAATTGCTACTGACATCGAGACCTACTTAATGTGGGGACATGGTGGACGTGTTAAGCAAGATGGCCCAGATGATTTGCGTTTATCAGTTGGTCTATGGAAACAGCTTGATAATTCATTCAAGCGTGTTTACAACAAGAACAACTTTAACCTTGACTTGTTCCGCTCTGAGATCTTCAACTTCTTCAATGGTAAAGTTGAGTTCAAAGGCCCAGATCCAATGCGTTCACTAGTTGTACAAACTGGTATGGGTGGTATGCGTATGGTTAATGAAGCCATCAAACAAGAAGCTATTAGCTCTGGTTTGTTGATTCAAGCTGCTGATATCGGTGCAATCACTGGTAAAGGTATGGACTTGAACTTTGGTTTTGCATATACCAGCTACGTGATTCCATTCTTGGCTAACGTAAAATTTGTATTGAATCCTGCATTTGATAACGTGTTTACGAATGACATTGAAAACCCAATCATTGATGGTTATCCTTTGTCTTCTTATAACTTTATCATCTTTGATATCACTGATAACACCAATGATAACATCTTCCTATTGAAGTTATCTTGGGATAATCAGTTGAAGTGGTTCTACCAAAATGGTACCATGGACTACATGGGTCGCTCTCAAGGATTTGCAAGCTCTGGTCAATTCAACGGTTACCGTGTGTATATGACACAGACTATGCCTGCAATCTGGGTAAAAGATCCTACCAAGGTATTGAAGATTGTTATGCGCAACCCAATCACTGGAGGTTCATTCTAATTATAAATCTGAGTAGAAATGGGGAGGGATCAAATCCTCCCCATTTTTTACTTATAAAAAATAAAATCCATGGACATAGTTAATTTTTCATATTTAGTAGCTAACGAAATTATTTCGACTACTGTACCAGATAACGCGTTATTGTTATTTGGTAATCCTGATTCTACTCGTGATGACGGTTACAAAACTTGGGCTATTGAATTTTCAAACTTTAAAACAGAATTGGTTACTGACCTATATTCTGAGTTTTTGGGAGACAATACAACAGTAACTCAAATAACATCTAATGTAACGCCAGTAACTATTAATTCAGCGTCTGGTAGAATTACTACTGTAGCTTTAACTACAGCAGCAAATGGTGAATTTCAGTTTACTGTAAATAACAGTTTTGTAAAAACTACAAGTGTTATTTTGGTTACTGTATCTTATCCTAGTGCTTCTACAGGATATCCTTTAGCATCAATTAGTACTGTAGCAAATGGTTCTTTTAGTGTTGACATTAAAAACGTTTCATCTGCAGTATTAAACGCAGCGGCAACTATTCATTTCTTAGTAATTAATTAACCCCTTTTAAAACCAACAACTCATGACACTTGTCGAAACTTTAAATCCTACCAAACTCACGGCAGTTTCTGTGAAACCTTACTTTGATGGAAACGTATCTAATTTAGGTCTTGAAAAATATGGCTTAACTCTTTATGATGGTGTCTACCACGAAGAGCAATTAGCTTGTATTGAAATGAATGGAATAACTCGTTACCTTACCGGTTTAAATGAGTTTGCTCCTGAAATTAAAAAACTTGACCCAGAGGTTCGTGAAGCACGCATTCGAGAAATCCGTTCAGCTGTAGTTGAACTTGAGCGAGAATTAGCAGCTAACATTCTTGATCCAGAGGACAAAGAATTTTGGAATAAGGTTGAATTACTTCAACCTAACAACAAATCTTTCTGGAACAAAATTGCTATTCGTTGTGGTAATGATCCATTATTCTTGGATCCTGTTGATCCATTTGATAGGATTAAATTACACGCAATTAATGCTGGTGGATTTTCTATTGTGGCTAAAAGCTTAGATGATGCTCGTTCTCGCGCGGTGCCACCTAAGTTTTATCTTGATAAGGCTGAAGAAACTATTATTACTAAAACCGAGGGTAAAAAACTACGCAACAAAGCTCTTTCAGAAATGCAAAAGCTGTATGATAAGAATAGCAATAAGTTGTTCTATGTTGCTAAAGTAGTTGACGCCGCAAGCCAGATTTATAAAAAGAACACACCCAATGATGTTATTTATGACGCAATGGATAGGTTCATTAATGGTGAAGGTGTTGAAACAAACAAAACTCGGGCTGCTAATCAGTTTTTGGATGCTGCAAAGTTAGACATGGAAACTTTAAAGATTCGCTCTATTGTTAAAGACGCTACTTTCTACAAGTTTATTATTACCAAAGGTGATGGTTATATTTACCACACTGAGTTAAATGCTTTGCTAGGAAGAAATGTTTCTGACATTGTTGAGTTTTTAAAGAATCCGTTGCATGAGGATATTTTGCTTGATCTTACCAAAAAGGTTGAGCGTAACTGGAATATGTAACTCTTTAATTTTTATACTCATGAATGCTGTAAAACCCAAAATGAACACTATGAAAAAAGGTGGCACATCGCGTGCACCTAAAAAAATGTTAGCCAAAGCTCAAGTTGGTAAGGAAGTACCCAAGTTCAAAAATCCAAATCAACCTCGTAGTACAGATAGTACTGAATATTTTATAGGTAAAGAAAGATATTATACAGATGCTTCAAATAACTTAAAAAATTATGGAGATTCTACTAGATCTGCAAAAGCTGATTCTGTTGCTGCTGGTGCGCTTAAAGATTTAAACCGACAAGGTCGTAAGGGTTTACCAGGTTTTACAAAAGATGGTTATCCAGAAGACTATAAAAAGAAAGGTGGAGCTACTAAAGCTAAACCTATGATGAAAAAAGGCGGATCTATGCCTATGGTAAAAAAAGATGGCAAAATGGTACCTTCATTTGCTGCTGATGGCAAAGGCAAAATGATGTACGGTGGAGCCAAGAAATCAATGATGAAAAAAGGCGGCGCTACTCGCAAAAAGTAATGACCCCTTCTAAGTCAAAAACTAAGTCTAAAGTAAACCAGGCTGGTGTCTACACCAAGCCTGGTTTGCGTAAGACGATCTTTAATAGAGTCAAAGCTGGTTCTAAAGGAGGTGATCCTGGAGAATGGTCTGCTAGAAAAAGTCAATTGCTTGCACGTGAATATAAAAAAAAGGGTGGTGGATACAAAAACTAAAATATGTTCTATATGTAAAGAATCTAAAGAAACTTCTAATTTTAGAAGTAGAGGTGGATTACAAAAGCATCTACTAAAAAGCAGATGTAATACATGTTTATATAAAGAACATAGGTGATTAAACTTATATTAAACAAGTAATGGCTAAAGATCCTCAACAAAGTCTTCGTGACTGGACTAAGCAAGAGTGGATGACTTCTGGCACCGCAGCTAATAAAAAGCGAGGGTCTTCTAAAGAAATAAAATCTAAAGGTAAAAAACGCTACTTACCTAAAGCAGCGTGGGATGCCTTATCAACAGGAGAGAAAGCATCTACAAATAAAGCTAAAGCTGAGGGTAACAAGAGAGGTAAACAGTTTGTACCTCAACCTAAGAGTGCTCGTGAAAAAGCAAAAAGATATCGTTAATTTTTTGTATATTAATCTTATGAAAAAGACTAAACCCTTAAAGAAAAAAGCTTACGGTGGTGTACAAAGTGGCGCCGGCGTAGAAGAGTTGCAGCGTTTTAAAGCTGTATGTAAAAAGAAACCCGCTTACAAACGTGGCGGAAATGTTAAACCAAAAACCAAATAATCATGGCTAAGTCTAAAGCAATCAATCTTTCTGTAGAAGAAAAGAAATGGCGCACAGAGTCTGATCTATCAACTCTACAACGCGCTAAAGAAATTATGGCTGATAAGTCTCGAATAACAGCCGCACAAGCTCTTGCTAAACAACAGCTTTCTGCATTAAGCAGTATTGTTCAAAAGAATGCATCTAAACCCGCATCAAGTAGCCCGGTGCGCAAACTTAAAAAGTAATGGCGAAAACTGCTGCTTGGACAAGAAAAGAGGGTAAAGATCCAAAAGGTGGTCTTAATGCTAAAGGTGTAGCTTCTTATCGCCGGGAAAATCCTGGTAGTAAGTTACAAACTGCAGTTACAAAAAAACCTTCTGAGCTTAAACCAGGTAGTAAAGATGCCAAGCGTCGTAAATCATTTTGTGCTAGATCTGCAGGGCAAATGGCTAATTTTCCAAAAGCAGCTAAAGATCCAAATAGTAGATTAAGATTAGCAAGGAAAAAATGGAATTGTTAACATGCCTTCAAAGAAAATAAAATATAATTGTACACAGTGTAACACTTTTTTTATAAGAGGTAAGTATGATATTGAAAGATCTTTAAAAAAGAACAACACTGTTTTTTGTAGTATAACTTGCTCAAAAGAATATAATAATAAACTTCAATTAGAAAAAGGTTTTTCAGAAAACAAAACATGTAAAAAATGTAATGTAGAAAAACCAAGAACAAATGAATATTTTACAGCACACAAAAAAACTTTAGATGGTTTTGATAGTTGGTGTAAAACATGTAGAGGTAATTATAGAAGTGAAATAAGAAGAGGTCAGTATAGATCAATGATTAGTGATAAAGAATTAAAAGAATTAATCAAAACTGAAAGTTGTGTTATATGTGGCTCTGAAGAAAAACTCGTAGTTGATCATTGTCATACTACAAACATAGTAAGAGGAATGCTTTGTAATAACTGTAATATGGGATTAGGTCATTTTAAAGATGATCCGTTTTTATTAGAGTTTGCACGGATTTATTTACTATATTATAATAAGGACTCTTCTGAAGCAGAAGAATATTTAAGAAAATGGAACTGTTAATAATACAACCATGAAATGCATAAAATGCGGTGGTGCTATTACACCAACCAAACTTACTAAAATGGAATCTGGTGGTAGCTGGATTAAAGGTGCTATTAAAAAACCAGGTTCTTTACGTGCAACTGCTAAAGCTGCAGGAGCAATTACTCCTGAAGGTACTATTAAAAAATCATGGTTAAACGAGAAAGCTAAAGGTTCTGGTAAGACAGCGCAACGCGCAAGGCTTGCTAAAACTCTTGGTAAGATGAAAAAATAATCAATGCTAAATTCAACCATACAGCTTAAGATTAAGCAACGGCTCAATAAACTAGATAGTCAAGACTATGATAATCTTGAGTGTTGGCATATTGTTGAGGCTTTTAATAAAGCGCAAGTTGAATGGTGCCGGCGCCAGCTCCATGGCTTTAACCAGTTTAAAGAAGGTGATGAGCAAAGTAACCGGCGCATTGATGACCTTCAAATTCTTTTAACTGAGTATAACATTATTCTTACAGATAAAGATGGCTATAGTTTTGGTGCTATACCCGCTGATTATTTTCAATGGAAAAGAATTAGTGTGTATGCCAAAAATGAATGTTGTCCTATAAAAAAACTTGTTGTGTATCTTGTTGAAGAAGGTAACCTTGATATTATTTTAAAAGACACCAATAAGCGCCCAAGTTTTGATTGGGGTGAAACAGTAGCTACTTTGCGTGATGGGAAACTTTTTGTTTATACCAACGAAGAGTTTGAAATTACAAAAGGTAGTTTTATCTATTATCGTCAACCCCGGCGTATACAAATTACGGGTTGTGTAGATCCTTATACAGGTATTACATCAACAACAGATGTAACTAGTGAATTTAAAGATGATGTTGTTGAAGTCATGATTGACGAGGCAGCATCAATTCTTGCTGGTGATATGGAAATATTTACTCAGTATCAACGAGAGCAACAACGCGTAGAACAAAATAACTAATGGAATCAAGACTTTTAAAAAGAAATCCTGAGCCAGCAAAAAAGATTGCTAGGCCAGAAGTGCAACCAGAAACTGTAAAACCAGTACCTGCTTCTGATACAGGTGTTGGTGGCAGCTCTTTAGACACAATGACAGCAGCCTGTGCAACAGAGATGATGAATGCAGCATCAAGCTTTCATAAACTACACTTAAAAATTACAGGCCCTGGTTCATATGCTGTTCATAAAGCATTAAATGATTTATATGTAGCATTACCAGATCATGCTGATAGTTTAATTGAAGGGTATCAAGGCGCCGCAGAAAAGATATTGAAGTATACAGAGAGTGCACCCAGAGAACTAGATTTAGTACAAGATGCTGTAAACTATCTACGAGACATGTATGCAGCAATTACAAAACTGCAGGCAAAAATGCCATACTCAGAAATAGTAAACAGCCTTGATACTGTTAAAGACAGTATAAATGCAGCCAAATATAAATTACTTTTTCTTTCCTGATTTTGCATTTGAAAAACTTTTTCTTATATTATAATATGTTTATAACCCTTTTAATCTAAAACAATGGCTTATTTTAATCATTCATTCCAGAAAGTGTTCGTAGGAACTGCTGGAAACCAAGTTGAGTCAGCAACAGCTGCAGGCTTGGATCAAGGTTATGTCACCAGTGTAAGTATGCCTATGGTAAATCTTAATGGTGCATATGTAACTGGTCGCAGTATTGCGCCTACTAATCCTAAAGCAACTCCTGCTTATGGTCTTTTTTACAAAGACACTTATGCATCTGTAGGAACTGATACTTCATGGAGCGGTGCTAGTGCATGTTGCCCTTTGATCCTTGCTGGTTCTTCATTTTATGAAAATGACAAGATTGGTAAATTTCATGGTGGATACCAAGAGACCAACAAGTCTAAAGAAATCAATCCCAAATATGTTCAGAATTTCTATGTTGTTGCACCATGTACGCCACAACAAGCAATTGTAAACATTGGTAAAACTCCTTTTAACACTGCAGTTACTGGTGTATCTATTACCACAGGTGGTACTGGATATAGTACTGGAACTGGTGTAGCAACTACTTCTACAGGTGACGGTAATGGTTTAACTGTTAATGTTACTCAAGCAGCAGGTATAGTTACAGCTGTTGCTATTAACAATAGTGGTTATGGTTACAAAGTAGGAGATGTAGTAACAATTACTGGCGGTGGTGCAAATGCTACCTTAACCATCACTTCTGTAAATGGAAGTAGTGTAGATGGTGAGTGTTGCTTTGAGTTCCTTTGTGGTGAGACCTACTACTTGCGTCTTGACATTAAAGGTTCACCTGCTTTACGTTTTATGAACCACCAAGTGTATAACACTCTGGATTACTACACTGGTTGCTGCCCTTCTGGGACTTTAGCACCCACTCCTGTAGATTCCACTTTGGTTATGATTGGTTGGGCCTCTCAAATCATGGATATTACTCGTAATGTACCTTACCTAAGTGATTTTATTTACCCTGTGGTAATTTCTGAAACTGTAAGTGGTAGCACAAAATGGTTGTACCCTCCTGGAACTGATCTAACTGCTTTAACTGCTGCTCCTACTGATGTAGTTTATGGTACTTGGGATAATTATGTATCTCCTGGTCATACTACTGGTGAGTGTGCTGGTTTGGTATTGTTTGGAGCTTATGTAGATACCACTTTTGGTAACTGCTCTTTCCAAGTGTCTGACTTCTATGAAGTTGAGCCAATTCAGATCTACGCTTCTATGGTAGATTACACTGGAGATCCTTGTAAGTTTGAAGGTATCTGCGTAAACCGCACTGAGTGTTTAGGTTTACAAGGCAATGGATTTGGCGAAACAATTTTGCGCGATTTGATTCTTTCTGAGAGCTATCGTCAAAACTTCTTTGCCACTGACATTCGTATCCGGGAGATTACTCAAGGAGACAATGTGTTTAACGTGATTAACCGTAGCACTCGTTATTTCCGCTATTACTTGTTGCACAGCGTTCCTCGCTTCAACAACCCTTCTGGCGTATTTGATAATGATCGCTACATGTTGGAAATCATCACGAATGCTCGTTCTACCAGTTTTGAACAAACTGTCGATGCATGGTTGACTGCTTGTGCTCAGTGTCCTACACTTGAAGTTGTATCTTGTACACCTTGCAGCACTTCAGTAATTGATATTCCAAGTATTAGTTAATTATTTCTGAATCTTAAGTTAAAGGGAGAGTGAGAGTTTATCTCTCCTCTCCCTTTTCTTATATATCTTAGCATATGGCAAATCACGTTTTAAGTCTTGATGTACCAACCACGATGACAGGTTGTATTCTTAAAGTAGTAGATACTAGCGTTTATGCTACAGGTTTACCTATTACATGTCCTACGCTTCATATTACACTACCGGGATATTCTTTTTCAAAAGAGCTGAGTGTAACTGAAAACTTCAATTTAAACATCACGGCGTGTGATCTTGGTATTCAAACTAATGGTTGTGGTAGTTCATATATTGACTTACCAGATGGTGTATGGATAATTAAGTATAGTCTTTCACCTTCTGATCAGTTATATGTAGAGTATAATCATTTACGAATTACAGCAGCTCTCAAAAAATATGAGAGAGCACTATGTAGTTTAAATCTTGCAAATTGTGATCCTACAGTTAAAGTAAAAGACAAACTACGTCAACTGCAGTATATCCGTACACTATTAGATGCTGCAAAAGCTGCTACTGAATATTGCCACGAGCCCATGCGCGGGATAGATATTTACAACTATGCTGTAAAGCTATTAGATAAAATAAACTGCGTAAACTGTTAACCAATTAAAAACCAATTCATATGGCACAATGTACAAATTGTAGAACTAAACTAGGTTGTGGTTGTCAAAGGAAAACCGCGAGTGATGGTTACTCTGTATGTGTAACCTGCGCGGCAAAGTATGAGTACGAGTTGTCTCTTAAAAACAGAAACAAACTTGTTCAACCAAACCTTACAAGATCTACTGATGAACCTATTATTCAAAAAGTAAGTGTAAGATTAAGCGATGTTTAGAACATATGTTGTTGGTGATAATAGCCTTGTAAAAAGGTTAGATAATCATACCCTTCCCTGGGTAGATTTGACTAGTACACTGTTTCCAAATTTACAGATGCAGTCAATTCTAGATGTTATGTCTAGACCTAGTGTAGCTGACTCAGCTATTATTGTTGGTAGGGTAGGTAGTGTATTAGTCAATAATAAGGGTATACTTGTTACTAACAACGCAGGTGTTACATGGGCAACCCCTTCTGGTAATTACCAGTCTATATGGAATACAGGTTTTTCATGGCGTGAAGTATGGTGCATAGACACAGCAAATATTGTTGTCGCTGGTGATAACGGTAGAGTAGCAATATCTACAGACCAAGGAAACACTTTTAATCTTGCTACTGGACAAGTTCTTGACAGCGGTTCTAATCCTGTTGATTTATATTCTATACATTTTATTACACCTAATATTGGTGTAGTAGGTGGAGTAAATGGTGAGGTTTACTATACATTAGATGCTGGTGCGAACTGGGGTGCTTTACCAGGATCAATAGCAATCAAGGATCCTATTGTTGGTATTCATATTAGTCAGGATCAGCAAACTATA